TATATCGCCACTGATAATGACGATAATGGTAGATTGTTAGAAAGAGAACTACTTAGAAGAGTTGGTGCAGATAAATGTAAAATAGTCGATTTAAGACCGTTTAAAGACGCTAATGAGGTACTACTACAGGAGGGTGTAGAAAGTCTCAGAAATCGCCTTAAAACGGCTCAAGACCCTAAATTAGAGGGCGTATTTGAAGTCACAGACGTTATGGAGTCTATGTTAGATGGATTTCACAATGGACAGGAAAGAGGTACAACTACTTACATTCCTGCTGTAGATGAGGCGTGGACTTGGAGAAAGCAAGAGATTACTATCTGGACAGGTTATCAGAATGAGGGAAAGAGTTTGTTTCTTAATCAACTTGCAGCGATAAAGGCGTTTTACGATGGATGGAAGTTTGGTATTTTTACGCCAGAGAATATGCCTATGCGAGACTTCTTCAATGATATTATAGAGATGTACATAGGTAAAAGTGCTGACCCATACTATTCACACCAGATGACTGAAGAAGAATATAAGGCAGGTATTGAGTTTGTAAAGAAACACTTCTTTGTTATCTATCCTAAGAAGTTTTTTACTCTTGAGAATATCTTTGAACGTGCTAAGTTCTTAGTTCGTCAAAAAGGAATTAGGTCGCTAATTATTGACCCTTACAATACAGTTCAGCATAAGATGTTTTCTGGCGAAAGAGAAGACTTATATATCAGTAGATTTATGTCTGAACTAAAGAGGTTTGCAATAGATAATGATATTAGTGTGAATTTAGTGGCGCATCAAGTAACGCCACAAAAGACTGAGGATGGCAGATACTACAAACCCGATGTAAATAAAATTAAGGGTGGAGGTACATTTGCTGATAAGGCGGATAACGTGGCGTATGTATGGCGACCAAACAGGGCTTTGGATTTCTCAGATACAAGTGTTATATTTGGAACACAAAAGATAAAGAAACAGAAGTTAGTTGGTATTCCACAAGACGTTACTGGCATAAACTTCAACGTAAGGGAGCAGAGATATTACTTTAATGGGTACACACCCTTTAACGATATTGATGCTAAGAGATGCGAAAAAAAGCGAGAGTAGATGCGAATCAAAAAGAAATAGTACAGGAATTGAGAAAGCGAGGTATATCTGTTTTACATACACACCAACTTGGTAAAGGTGCGCCTGATATCATAGTAGGTTATATGAATTCAAATTACCTTATTGAACTAAAAGACGGAAACAAATCTAAAAGTCAACAGAGATTAACCAAAGACGAATTAGACTTCTCACTGAAATGGCGTGGAAGTTATGCAGTGTGCAATTCGTTAGAACAAATCCTGTTACTTATAGATTATGACGAAGAACGAGCTATTAGATAAATTAGCTGAAAAATATGATGATTGGTGGAATATGGCGAAGTCCTTTAAGGTTAGTGATGACGAGGCTTCCGAACTTGTTCAAGAGATGTTCATTAGGATTTATGACTATGTTAAAGAGCCTAAGAAAATTCTCTACAATAAGAATGAGATTAACACCTTTTACGTTTATATAACACTTAGGAATTTGTATTACTCAAACCTTAAAGGAGACAAGCTAACTTTTGTAGAAGAGGTTAAAGATTATATGGTAAATGAGTATGAGTTACCAAAGTATCTGGAGGCGAGTAAAAAAGAGCACCTCGAAAAAGTATTCAACAATGTTGATTCTGTTATTGATACTTGGTATTGGTACGACAGAAAGATGTTTGAATTATATTACAGAACTGATATGTCTATGCGAGATATATCGAGTGAAACAAAAATAACATTAAGTTCAATTTTTAATACGCTATCAAATGCAAAAAAAGAAATTAGACAAAGACTCAGTGAAGCATACGAAGAGTACAAGCGCACAAAAGAGTAAAGGTTTAGGCGATACTGTAGAAAAAGTATTCAAAGCTACAGGTGTAGATAAAGTCGCCAAGTGGATATTAGGTGAGGATTGTGGGTGTGAAGAAAGAAAGCAGACCCTAAATAAAATGTTTCCCTATGTTAATCCAGAATGTTTGACTGAAGACGAGTACAACTATTTAGATATGTACTTCACTGATAAACCAAGCACAATAAGTTCAATACAGCAAAAGGAGTTGCTTCGTATATATAACAGAGTTCTCCATCAAAACACTAAACCTACAAATTGTACGCCCTGTTTCCTAAGCAGTGTTCACGATAAATTATATAAGATATATGCAGAGTACGCAAAGCAATACGATTGATACATTCAATAGAGATTTAAGTAGAGGTGAGCAAATAGAGCATAAAGTCCTATCTGTAATTCAAAAGACCTATCCAAAAGCATATAAGATAGAAGGGTACTTCAAGGGATATGATTTATTTGTTCCTGAGATATCAAAGTCCATTGAAGTAAAATCAGATGAGAAATCTAAATATACTGGCAATATAGTTGTTGAGATTGAATTTAACGGAAAGCCTTCAGCTTTATCAACTACTGAAGCTGATTATTGGGTTTGGTGGGATGGATATTCTTTGACTTGGTTTACGGTTGATTTGATAAATAGATGTATAGAGGAAACAAGCCCACCACTATGTAAGTTTGTAGGTAAAGGAGATAGTAAACAAAAGAAGGCGTACCTTATTAAAAAAGAAGTTCTATATAGATATTCTTTATCAAACAATAATAAAGTATAAAGTTACTTTAATATGCCACTACTACGACCTAAGAAATACGAGAAAAACAAAGACTTCATTCAAAGATGTATGGGAAACGCCAAGATGGGAGAGGAGTTTCCTGATAGAGACCAGCGTTACAGTGTTTGCCAAACAATCTTCAAAGACCAGTTCAATCCAAAAAAGTAATTAACAATTTTGTTTATTAAGTAATTCTTTTATATATTTGTACTCAAATCAAGTACGAATGATTATAAAGAGAATTATATTACACCCCCTTAATCTTATACGAGTATCTATAGCTATTGTAACACTCATTGTGTTCTTTTGCTTAGAAACTATACTCCTTGTTATATATCACGGAGTAGAGACACCGTTAAGGACAGCACTTAACTGGATAGAGAAGTTTATTAAATACACAATCAAATACATAAGATAAGATGAATGCAAAATTAAGTACAGTAGAATTTACATACAACCTCACTAAATTGAATTTAGGCGCTAATCCAACAGAGCAGCAAGTTATAAATGCTATTGCTAAGTCAGATAAGACTGGTAAGTTTCTTAAAGAAGTAAAAGACTTACCTTGTTATGATGATTCAAATGCTAAGACTGATTTCAGAATTAAATTACTCATTGACCTTAAATCTGGTAATAGATATCAGACTTCATACGTAGTCTTTAACTTTGTTCAGGCTCTTAGTTCAAAATATAATACAGAGGAATAATGGGAAAGTCAGGAGAAGAATTTATAAAGTTTATTGAGAGACAACAGCAAGAGGCTGGCGATGATTCTACAAGAGCGTTCTATGAGGATATGGAACGCCAATACTACGAAGCTCAAGAAGAGAGAGCTCGTATGAATACAGAGGAATATAAACAACAGAAAGAGGAAATGAGAAAAACCCTATGGGGTGTATTTAATCACTTTCACCCACACACTTGGATATGAAACATACAATAATGACGCTGGATGGAAAGTTCTGGCAATACGATGAGATACTGAAAGAGATGGACAGTGACGAGTTCTACTATGGTTACTTAGGAAAGTACGCTCTTAGCAGTAGTTCGGTAAAGACACTTTTGGATTCTCCAAAGGCTTACTTAAAATCATTAAGACAACGTAGCGATACCCCTGCGCTTTTGCAGGGGAGGCTCGTTCACTTGGCGGTTTTAGAGCCAGAGAAGTTCGATAAGCTAAACTTTGTAGATGTACAGAGTAGAAACACCAAAGCATTTAAAGAAGCACTTAGCGAGAACTCGGAGAGTTATACAATCAAAGAACACGACTTGGCTATGTATATGGCTCAGGCGATTCACGATAATAAATACGCCAGAGAACTATTAGAGGGTACTGATAAAGAAGTACCATCAATGAGTATGATGTTTGGTAAACCCTTCAGAGGTAAAGCAGATGCTTTAGGTTCAGGGCGTATGGTTGATTTAAAGACGACCAGTAGCGATATGAATGAGTTTCACTGGAGTGCAAAGAAGTATAAGTATATGTGTCAAGCCTACATTTATAGTAAGTTATTCGATGTAGATTACAAAGACATATATTATCTGGCGATAAACAAAGAAACTTATGACATAGGAATCTTTGATGTTTCAGAAGAATTTTATAACTTAGGCGAAAGTTTAGTAGAGAGAGCAGTTCAAGTATATACGGATGAGATAGAGAATGGAATGAATGAATTGCACAACTATACTATTCGAGGCACACTTTGATTGAAGACGATTATAAATTATTAATAGAAGAATATAAGAACGACATTCTTTTGTCACTCAGAATGGGAGTGCTGAAAGTAGATGAGTTAAAGTATCTGCTACAGCACTTCAAGGATGAGGAGAACTATGAGGCTTGTCAAGGACTATCGAATGCTTACGTTCTATTTAAAGAAGAGTTAGATGAATACTGATTTTGATATATTAAGAGACATTACAAAAGAGGTTTGCAAGGCAGACCCAATGAAGAAAACAAGAGAAAGAGAAGTTGTATATGCACGAATGATTATGTATAAAATTCTCAAGAGCTTTCATAAACATACAGCCACCGCAATAGGTAGGATGTTCGGAAAGAATCACGCCACTATATTACATAGCATTAACCAGTTTGACAATATGGTTAGTTACGATGATTGGCTAAACAATAGATTCCACTGCGTTATGAGTGAATATACAAAAGAGATTAGCTTACAGAATGAAATTATTGCAGATGTACATTTAAGAAATAAAATACTTGAGTCCAAAGTAAAGATGCAAAAAAGAATTATAAGGCAGTGTAAGGAGATATCCAGTATTATTGATGGCGTACCTGAACATAAGATGGATGATATAATCAAAAAGCTCCGTATGCTTTCAGAGGTTGCTAAGAAGGAAATAAAAGCCCTTAATCAAAAAACTAAAATATATAGTGCTACAGAATGAGACAAAAGAAACTAACTCAGGCTCAAAGAATATCTCAACTTGAGAAGGCAGTCACCAGAATGTATGTTATGATTCAGGCGATAATGGAGAAGCTACCTAAAGAAGAAAACACCGAAGAGAAAAAGTAGTTACTTTAATTAAAGATGGTGTATGTCTGAAGAGCAAGAGTTTAAGAAACAGGGAGTTATCAGCGCAAAAACACAAAGGTGGTTAGCTGAGAAGAAACGTAAAGAAGCTGAGGCGAAAGCTAAACCGAAGCCAACTCCAAAGAAACCAGAGCCAAAAACAAACCAACCCACTATAGTAAAAGAAGAACACGTCAAGTATTCCGATGGGCGCAGAAACAACGGAGCGGTCAAAGGGATATCAAGAGGGCAAGGGCGTAAGCCAAAAGCGAAAGAAGAGGAGATAAAGAACTTCGCTCTTGGTTCAATGAAACGTGCCTTTGGTAGTGAGAAGAAAGCGTGGGAAGCTCTTGCAAATATGAGTAAAGATTCCTTCCCACACTTACGCCTGTTATGGGAGTACAAGTACGGTAAACCGAAAGAACAAAAAGATTTGAATGTAAAACAGGAAGTGAACATTCCTGTAATATCATTCTTAGACCCAGAGAAGACTATTGATATTGATGCTGAAATACAAGACGATGGCAAAAAAGATAAAGAATAGTTATTCTCCGTTCTTTAGTGAGAAGAAGGGATTTGATTGTGTTGAATATGAGATAGGTAGAGAGAGATGCGAGAAACAGTGTTCGTTCTGTAGCGTTATACCTATCACTGAGTAATGAAGAATGTTAATCTTAATCCAAAGTATCATTCGCTATTTAAGTCTCCATCCAGATACCATATCTGTACTGGTGGGCGAGGTAGCGGAAAGTCTTTTGCAGTAAATACATTCTTAGTATTACTCACTTACGAAAAAGGGCATAAGATACTTTTTACTCGATATACAATGACTTCGGCAAGTATGTCGATTATACCAGAGTTTCTGGAGAAGTTAGACCTTATGGGTATTGGCGGTAACTTTACTGTCACTAAGACTGAAATCATAAACAATCTTACAGGGAGTAGTATATTCTTCAGTGGTATCAAAACAGCCAGTGGAGACCAAACTGCAAAGCTAAAGTCCATTCAGGGTGTTACTACGTTTGTATTGGATGAGGCGGAGGAGCTTACAGATGAAGAATCATTTGATAAGATAGATTATTCTGTAAGGGCGATGGGTACGCAGAACAGATGTATCTTAATTCTAAACCCCACTACAAAAGAACACTGGATATATCAGAGGTTCTTTCAGAACAGAGGTATTCCTGATGGACACAACGGAGAAAAGGAGAATGTGAATTACGTTCACACTACATACTTAGATAATAAGAAACACCTGTCTGAATCATTTGTGGCGCAAGTAGAGGATATGAGAACAAGACGCCCTGATAAATATAAGCACCAGATATTAGGTGGCTGGTTAGATAGAGCTGAAGGAGTTATCTTTACTCACTGGCGCATTGGAGAGTTCGATAACAATCAGGACACAATCTTTGGGCTCGACTTTGGTTTCTCAACAGACCCTTCAGTATTAACTGAGATTGCAATAGACAAGACACGCAAAATAATATGGATTAGAGAGCACTTCTACAAAGCAGGTATGTCCACCTCCAACATATTCGAGATGTGCCGTAGAATCGCAGGAAAACAGCTTATAGTGTGCGATAACAGTGAACCTCGACTTATAAGTGAACTGAAGACTAAAGGACTCAATATAACGCCAACGATAAAGAAGAAGGGTAGTATATTGACAGGAATCGCTCTAATGCAAGACTACGATATTATTGTAGATAAAGAATCTATCAATACAATTAAGGAGTTCAATAATTATGCTTGGAAGCTAAAGGGTAGTATTCCACAGGATAATTGGAATCACAGCATCGACGGAAGTCGGTACGCAATTCAATACCTACTTACTCGCTCTGTTCCGAAGGGAATGTATATATTGCGTTAGAAGTTCTTTTTGTAGTTACTTCTTTCTACTTGCATTTTGTAGTATTCAAATCCCCTCATACCAGCTATATGTGAATCTGTAGGTACAAAGTACTTCCATCCTTTACTCATACCTTTATTTATATAGTAAAAGAAGAATGCAGCTAATTTACCTGTATTCTTTTCAAATATAACTGTTGCTGTAAAATCTGAAGTTGGTATAACCTCTTTTATTGAGAATGACTCTTTGTTAAAGTTACCTTCTCTGTCTTTCCTCGAGAATCTCGACTCTACTTCTTTTGCAAACGAGTCAAGTTCTTTAGCTATTGCTTTGTTCATTTTCTATTTCCTTTTGTAAGTTAGCAAGAGCTCTCCACGCTACTTTAGCTGAGTGGCGCACTCCATCTGTATCTATTGTACCAGCCTCAAGTAGGTGGCGAGTAAGTGCGTCTAATTCATCGCCAGATTTACTTCTATCCCAGTGTAAAGGTTTGTCTGGATTGTGTTGCTGATTT